GCTTTACAAGAATAGAATTGTTGATACCTGCAAAGTTCTTTAGGATGTTAACAGTGTTGTCACTTAGATTCATAGCTTCAATCATTTAAGGCATTTGTTCAAAATTTCCAGATGGCATAGATGGTGTTCCATAATGCTCATCAAAGTGTAATAATAGCATAGCATAATGTATGACTTTCATCAAGTCCTTCTTATTCTTTCCGTCTTTGTTTCCATACCTACTTCCATACTTCAGTATATTTGCTTGACAAAAACCTGATGCAAGTTCTTTTGATGCCATCAAATCTATTGTCTGGACATTCCGAAACTCGTGAGACTTTCCAGTATAATGTCCTTGATATGTTCCTGATACATATTCTTGAATATCTTTTAGAATTTCTTCTTCATGATATTTAAAATAGTGTGCCATTGGTTTCTGTAATTTTTCTAATTGTTCTTGATGAAATTGTCTTGTCCATCCATCATTATAAAATGAGTTAGCATTTGTTAGATGATGTGAATACATGTCATCTATATCTGCATAATAATCGATTTCATAATCAAGATCATCAATCTCAAAATCAGTAGCAGTATTACCTGCTCCAACATTTGTGTCGATGATAGGGTATTCTTCGTCCATAGTTCCGTTCAAAGCCTCCCACGCTAAACTCCATGCATTAACCATATGTGAAAAGAAAACCATTTACTAAACTCTCTGCTTTTTCTTTACCAAACTTACCACTCAGATAACCTGATACCGGATCGAGTTTGGTCATGTAAGCATCAAAGTCTTTGTAGACGGAAGTGTCTACTCCAGTTGGTTTCTCTAATTCTAACATCTCCTTATACTTTGTCAAGTATGTCTTAAACATTTCTAGGTGTTCGTCCACCTCAGACATCGTGCACTTTGCAATATAAACGTTTTCAGAGAAGTGATTTCCGGGTTCAAAGAATCTATAGTCTCCCTTACTCTTCGGTAATCCTTCAACTGAGAACAAATAATTCTCTACAGGATGTTGAAAATCAAAGACAATAATGACCTTCTTGTCAAAGAATCCCATAAGATCCATACCAAAACATGGAAGATTACTGCCTGTCTTAGGATAGATGATGTTGTTGTATATGCTAGACTTTTCATTCCAAATCTCCACAACTCTTGACTTAATTATATAGTCGTGTTTGAAGACTTTCGCAGAAAGCACAGTGCCCTTGGCCTCCCAATCTGCCCAAGGATGAGCAAACTGGAGATCAAAGGCATCATGTAATGCTTTCTTGTAGTTACCCCACAGATTCATTGGACTCCTTATCAAAGTCTACATCTGCATCAACCTTATCATAGAGTTCCATGAATGATTGCTTAGTTTCATCATCGAAACGATTTACACAAACTTCGATTGCTTTTGCCTTATCTCTGAATATAGAGAATGCACGAATGACATGAACAAGTCTACGAGTTGAGATGATCTCTTCGATACCACCATCATAGAATGTACGACGGATGATGTCTGCCCAATCAACAAGTTTCTTGATGAATGCGTCATCATGAACACCAACACTTGCAGAGTGGAGACGTAGCATCTTTTCCTCAATCTTAACATGAGGATATGATTGCTCAAAGGTCACAGGGAATCTTTCAAGGAATGCTTCATTAAGAACATTAGTTCCAATGAATCTACCATCCTCAGATCCTTTACCTTTGGTGTTTGCAGTTGCAATGATATTGAATCCTGCAGCAGGTTTTACCCACTTCCCTATCTTCTTCAAGAAGACACCTTTACCCTCAAGAATAGATTGTAAACATAGTATCTTGTTAGATGCTAGATCGATCTCATCTAAAAGGAGTACAGCTCCCCTCTCCAAAGATTCGATAACTGGCCCATTGTGCCAAACAGTGTTACCATCAACAAGACGAAACCCACCAATAAGATCGTCTTCATCTGTCTCTATAGTAATGTTAACTCTAATTAACTCCCTATTTAGTTGTGCACATGCTTGCTCAACAGAGAATGTCTTACCATTACCTGACAATCCTGTAATGAATGCAGGGTAGAATTGCTTAGATTGAATAATCTTTTTGATGTCTGCAAATGGGCCAAACTTGACGAAGTTCTCATCTTTAACAGGAACAAGATTTTGAACCTGTGCAGGTAAAACAGATGGTTTAGCAAAGGATCTCTCTATGTCCTCTACAGCAGATTGTGTTACTTCAAGATTCCACTTACCTTTAGTTACTTTGAATGCTTTTAGTTTCTTAGTAACGGTTGAATATGCGATGTCATTCATTGAGCAAAATGCCCTGACATCTGGGGTTGTAAACTCTGATCCATATAGATCACGAAGTCCATTAATAACTTGCTCTTGGGTCATCTTTAACTCGAATGTCATAATAAAAAAGGGGTTTCAGTTATGTACTAATTATAACTGAAAAGGGGGTCTTGTGAACCCCCTAGTGGACACTTTTTTAACTGTCCTATTTATGCGATTTGCTCAATAAATTTACTGAGAATCTTCTTGTTCATCTTCTTACCTCTAAGACTTTTGGTGAATGCTTTTTTGATATCTGCTTTTGAATCTGACTTAGGTTCAAACTCAGAATTGTTACCAATAGCAGATGATGATAGACCAAGATAAACTTTGTATCCTTGATTTCCACCCTCAAGAACAACTGACTTGTTCTTTCTCCACTCTTGCATCTTTCTTGCAAAAAGAGGATTGTCTTCGTCTCTAACAAAGTTGGTACGAATGAAACGACCACCTTCTCTAGAGTCAAGAATACGAATACCAATAAAGTTACAGTATGGGAATGTTTCTCCAATGTCTGTTAAGAATGTTGGAGTCACACCAGCCCAGTAACTATCAAACTCAGTGGACTTTCCTGTCTTACGATTACGAAGGAATACACCTTCTCCAAGACTACCTGTACCAAAGTATGGTTTCTCATAATCAAAGTGTCTCATAACTTCACGATGATAGTGTGACCACTGTGCTTCACCATCTGTAAGAATAACACAATTGACTTTTTCTACACCAGATTCTTTTTGGAACTGTGGAATAACCTGATGTAATGATACGATTGCTTCATTTAATGGTGTGCCTGATAGGTGTAATCCGTTAGGAACAAAACTTCCAGATGAGTATCCTCTGAATGATGAAACAACTTTGAAGATATTCAACATCTGTTGATTTAAATCTTTACCACGAGACTTACTTGTGAAAAGATTCATCAAAGTAAAACCTTTCTCTACTTGAACCATACTATCCTTTGGTTCGTATGCATATTGAGCAAGTCCTTCTTCATCTCTAGCATTTGGATTTGGATGTGATGATGTGAATGCATAGACCTCAAAAGGAATCTGTACTTTCTTACAGAACCACATTAGGTTGTATAACTGTTTGATAGTATCAAGCATTATGTGAGACATAGAACCCGACCAATCAAGAATGAATACTAATCCATGATTCTTACCATCAGGTAAAACAGAGATCTTTTTGAATAGATCTTCGTTGTACTTGTAAGTATGTAACTTAGATGTATCTAAAACACCAGTGCGACTTGTTGTAGCACGAGCATATGCAGATGCTGACTTCTTACACTCAAACTCTTTGACAAGATAATTGACTTCTTTTTGTGCAGACTTCTTGAACTGTGCAAAGTTTTTCTCCATTTCAAGACCTTGCTCATACTGATTATACAGGAGATTGAAATGATAATCCGCTCTCTCATCACCACTTGTATTGTTAGGACGAACAGGTGGTCTAATCTCAGCATGAAGTGCTTGAATCTCATCATGTATCTCTCTGTTTGATACAATAATCTTATCCAAATCTACTTGAGGTATTTCAATGTAAACATTCTCTCTACCTTCCATTTGAACAAGACCTCTGAGTGCATCTTCAAGACTATCCGCAGTTTCAACTGTGAGTTCTTCTTGAACATTACCACCCTCTCTTCCACCAACTGGATCTCCTATAGTAGATGGTTGATCCTCTACGGATTGTGATTCTTTACCTACAGGTTCTTGTGGTGTTGGT